GAGGACATTGCGGAATTTGAAGGCGACGATCCTATCGACGGATTACGATACCTCGTTGACGCTGCCGAAGGATTTTTTGATGAATCCAATGAAGAATTCAAACGAGTGGAACGGCAGGAAGCTCTCATCCAACAACTTGATCAGAGTAAAGATTGGACAGCGTTTTATCGTAATATGCACAAGGTTGAATCAGATACAGATGAACAGATTCGGCCGGTAAGTCGATACAGACATCACTAATGATTAAGCAAATTTTATACAAGTGGTTTGGGTTATCTGATGAGCCATGTGAGACGTGCGAACTCCTGCGTGAGTTACTCGCAAAGAGTGACGCTGAACGTAGAGATTTAGTAACACGACTTCTGGACAAGGATAAATCTGAGCCACTTGTCTCATCTTTAGAAGCACCACAGGCTATTAAACCACAATTCATTCCGTGGCACGTTAGACAGCAAATGTTAGAGCAGGAAGATAGGAAACAAGCACAGTTACTACGAGATAAAGCTAAAGAAATTGCAGATCTAGAGAAGGAACTTGGTGTAACTGATGGGACTAGGGCCATCTAATGCCAGCCAAGTCAGCTAAACAATATCGATTCATGCAAATGATCGCGCATGGTGGTAAGAAAAAGGGAATAGGTCCGTCAGAAGAAGTAGCTAAGGAATTTATTCACAAAACATCGCCAGAAAAACGGAAAGAGTGGAGTAAGAAGTGATATCACTCATTCTCACGTTGGCGGTCGTTGGATTCATTCTCTATCTGATTGAGACATACATTCCTATGCCTCAACCATTTAAGTATGTAATCTATGTCGTGGTTGTAATCGTATTGATTCTGTATCTCATGCGTGTGTTCGGAATCGCTGATATTCCAATCGGAAGATAACATGACTTCTTGGACACGAATGAATGGGACTGGTTATCAGAGTCCCCAACAACAGAATCAACAGCCTCAAGTTGGTGGAGGTGGATTATCTCCATCACCCAATACAGTTAATCGTTATGCTGCACAACCACGACCACAACAGCAATCACAACCACAATATGGTGGTGCTCCACAACAGAATACAGGTTCAGGAATTGCTGGTGTAGGTTCTAATGGAACTACTACAGGAACTAGTCAGAGTCAATCGCGTATGGGTTATGGTATCGGTGGCAATTATAATCCTGGGTTATCAGGTAATAGACACGCGCGCGCACAACCATTAGCTCCTACACAAACTGCTGCTCCTACTACTCCTGCTGTTCCTACTCCTGTACAGGCAGCTCCTGCACAACAGGCACAACCACAACAGGTGCCACAAAATAATGGTGGTGGTAGTATGGTAGGTGGACAGGGATTTGATGCATATGGTGGATTTCAGGATGCAGTAGGACATGAAGGTGTTGCTAAAGGTGGATTAAATAGAGATCAATATCGTGATGCATGGATGGGATCTGGAATTAGCAATCCACAACAGATGGATGCGTGGTTAGCACAAAATGGTGGTCAGAGATTAAATGAATCTGGTGTAGTCAGAACTCCATTTGGTGAAATCCTTGATATGGGTATTAGTTATAAAACTGGTAGAGGTCAACCCGGTTGGACTGATATCGGATACAACGGTTAATCATCATGGGATTCTGGAAAACACTCGGTAAAATAGGATTAAAAGTCGCACCATACGCGGCTATGGCTATTCCCGGTGTGGGAGTTCCACTCGGAATGGCATTAGCTGGTGGTATTAGTGCAGCCGATAAGAAAGTAAGTGGTGGTAGTTGGAAAGACGCACTCTTATCAGGTGGAATTAGTGCAGGTCTAAGTGGAGTAGGAGCAGGCGCACTTAAAGGTATCGGACCTACATCTGGTGTCGCATCTAAGATGCTAAAAAGTGCGGCTGAAGGTGGTAAAGGATTAGGATGGTCTGGTGCTGTTGGACAGGCATTAGGTGATATAGGTAAGAATGCTGCAACATCACGTCTTGGTGGTATGCCACAACCTGTGAATGCTCCAGAACCTGCTCCAATGCCACAAATGCCACAGTCACAACCACAAGCTCCCAGTATGTTTCAACCTCCTCAACAATCTAGTTTAGCTAATTCAATATTTGCAGGTCAGAATGCTGCGAATCAGCGTAGAAGGTTGGCATTCTAGTGTCTGAAGAATTAGATGACGATCTAAAGCGTCAACTTAAATTTATTGTAGATCATTTCGATGATGAGGATCGTGCTGTGCGCGATCGTCAAATCAGAACATGGCGTCGATTGAAATTACTGTGGGAAAATGTACAGCACATTTACTATAGTGAGGTTGCACATGATTGGCGAATCCCAGAATCTGAGCGAGCAGGAACGGACTCAGATCAGGGATTCTACGATAAACCAGTTAATATCTACAGAGCATATCTTGAGTCGATTATTGCTGCTCTGTCTGTTACAGTTCCTCCTATCACTTGTTATCCTGACGATGCTGATAATCCACTCGACATAAGTACAGCAAAGGCAGGAGATAAGATTGCTGAATTAGTATTCAAACATAATGATGTTCCTCTTCTTTGGATTCATGCACTTTTTGTCTTCGTTACAGAAGGAATGACTGCGTGTTATACGTATCCAAAGGAAAGTGTAGAATTTGGAACGTATGATGAAAAGAAATATGAAGAAGAACATGAATCACATGACATAGTTACTTGTCCAAACTGTCAGCAACAGATTAGTGATGAATTAACTGATCCAAATGCGATGATTCCAGAAGAGGATCATTCTGATGATTTCATGTCTGAAGGTCCGGAAACAGATATAATCAGAGAAGCACAGGAATGTCCATCATGTGGTGAGTTGGTAATTCCTCAAGTAGCACAGAAATCTTATACTGTTAAAAGATTAGTCGGAATTACATCACATCCTAAAGCACGTATTTGCATGGAAGTGTATGGTGGATTATTTGTTAAGGTTCCTATCTGGGCACGTAATCAGAAGGAATGCTCGTATCTGATTTACTCATATGAGACTCATTACGCTAATGTTTTGGAACAATATCCTGAGTTGCGAGAGAAAATTGCACCTCAGTCAATGTCTTCATATGATCAGTATGAACAGTGGGGTCGTACGTCACCTCAGTACAGAGGTGAATATCCAATCAATAATGTAACGGTTCGTAATGCATGGCTTCGTCCGTGCGCGTATAATGTATTAACTAAAGAAGAAGCTGAAGAATTACATACAAAATATCCAGATGGAGTAAAAGTCACAGTAGTCAATGATTCCATTGCAGATGCAGAAAATGGATCACTAGATGACTGTTGGACTATCACACATAATCCACTATCTGATTACATTCATTTCGATCCGATTGGTCTAATGCTCACTTCGATTCAGGATATTACGAATGATATGATTTCACTCGTAATTCAGACCATCGAACATGGTATTCCACAGACATTTGCTGATCCAAAAGTATTGAATTTCAATGCATATCGTGAAGCTGAGGTAATTCCGGGTGGAATCTATCCAGCTACTCCTAAATCAGGTAAGGCTCTTAGTGAAGGATTTTACGAAGTCAAAACTGCTACTCTTTCACAAGAAGTACTACCATTTGCAGAGAAGATTCAGGAATTAGGTCAAGTTGTATCTGGTGCCTTACCTAGTTTGTTTGGTGGACAGATGTCAGGATCGCGCACGGCATCAGAGTATTCAATGTCACGCGCGCAAGCCCTCCAACGTCTTCAGGGAAACTGGAAGATGTTGACAATGTGGTGGAAAAATATCTTCGGAAAAGTCATTCCGATGTACATTAAAGAGATGAAAGACGATGAAAAACAAGTAAAGAAGGACGAATTCGGAAATTTCATCAATGTATTCATTCGTCGTGCTGAACTAGAAGGTAAAATTGGATCAATTGAACTGGAAGCTAATGAGAATCTACCAATTACATGGAATCAGCAAAAAGATGCGATAATGGAGCTGTTCCAGATCAACAATGAAGGCATTAATCAGTCTCTCGCTTCGCCCGAGAATCTACCATATCTTAAGAAAGCAATTGGTCTTACGGATTACATTATACCCGGTGAAGATGATCGTCAGAAACAATACGAAGAAATCCAACAGTTAACTAATAGTGAACCAATTGAAATGCCTCCTGATCCAATGATGATGCAGCAGGCAATGATGATGGGACAGCCACCTCCTCCACCTCAGAGAGTTCCAAGTGTTCCAGCGGATATGGACGTGGATAATCACCCTCTTGAAGCTGATATTTGTAGGAGATGGTTAGTATCAGATGCAGGTAGGATGTGTAAGTTAGAAAATCCAACAGGATATGAGAATGTTTTGTTGCATATGAAAATGCATAAAGATATGGATATGCAGATGCAAATGCAACAACAGATGGCTATGATGCCCCCTCAAGAGGGCCAACAACAGGGCGGAATGCCCCCACAACCTTCACAAGCTAATGCGGGGGTTGAAATGAATCAAGGAGCCGAAAGTGTACCGACTATTCAATAATCTTCATCCATTCTATTCACCTGATGAATCAGGTGGAAGTGACGATAATTCAGACACATTAGAGTTACTTAATGCTGAAGAGGAACCCGAAGAAACGCTTGATATCACTCCAAGAACTTCTAAAGAATCTCCAGAATCTGGAGATGAAGGTGAAGAGCCTGAAGAGGAGATCGACGAATTAAAAGAAATTGAAGAAGAGTTAGAGGGTCCAAAAGAGGAAGATCTTGAACTCACTACGCCGGTACGTCGTAAGGAGATTCTTAAAAAGTATCCGACCTTATTCAAAGATTTTCCATATCTTGAGAAAGCATATTACCGTGAGCAGCAATTCACGGAAGTATTTCCGACCATCAGCGATGCGAAAGTAGCTGTAGAGAAGGCACGTATTTTAGACGGTGTAGAATCTCAGGTAATGGGTGGTGATATCACTACCGTACTTGCAGCCGCAAGAAATGAAGATCCTGAGGCATTTTATAGGATTGCAGACAATTATCTACCTTCACTTAGGAAAGTAGATCAGCAAGCGTATTATCATGTACTTGGTAATGTCATTAAAGACACTATCATTACGATGGTACAAGAGGGTCGTAAATTAGGAGATCAGGGAGCGCCACTACAGGCAGCCGCGAATGTATTGAATCAGTTTGTATTTGGTTCACAGACATTCACTCCTCCTCAGACTCTCGCGCGTAAGGAAAATCCTGAAGAATTGAATAGGCAACAAAGAATTCAGCAAGAAGAAGCAAGTAGATTTCGTGGTCAATTTGAATCTGTGAGAGATGAACTCCAGACGAAAGCTGATAATGTATTGAAAAGTACAATCAGTCAGCATATTGATCCTAAAGAAACGATGACTGACTATGTTAAAGGTCATGCAACTACTGAGGCTCTTCAAACTTTAGAAGAACTAATGTCAAAAGATACGCGTTTCAGAGGACTACTTGACAAACTATGGGAAAAAGCCTTTGAGAAGAGATTCGATAAGGAATCTACAGATCGCATCAAGTCAGCCTATCTCTCTAAAGCAAAAACACTGTTGCCGTCAGTTATAAAAACGGCCCGAAACAAGGCTTTAAAGGGGTCTGGTAGACGTTCTAACACCGAAGAAGAGACAATCGAACTGACCCCTAAGAAGGGTCCAATCGCATCAAATGGCAAATCCACAGCCCCCTCTAGTGGAAAAATTCGTAAACCAAGTGACATCCCAAAGAATATGTCCACTTTGGACGTATTAATGCGTGACTAGAGGGGAAAAAATGGCTGTTACAGAATCTCAAGTTGCAGCAACAGAACTTGAAAAGGTTATTCCGAAGATTCGTGTACTGTTTGAACGCGATGATATGTTCTACGCGCACATCAAGAAACGAGATGTGGAGAAGATCAGTCATCGTCAGATGCGCGTCCCACTAGAATTGAGGCCCGGTGGCTCATTCCAGTACTTCAATCCTGATGGTGGTGATCTTGGACGAGGTGGTGGGCCGACTTTCGATAAAGCGGTTCTCAACTGTGTATTCCTTTCAGAGAATATCGAATACACGAAGCTGACTCAGTGGGCTACTGATGATGCTCGCAAGGCTATCGTCAACTCTGTTAGGAGACTGACTGCTACTGCACTCGATGAGATGCGTAGGCAGTTGGACAGTCAGTTGATGCAAGCTGGTGATGGTGTCATTGGTGTTGTTACCTCTGATACTCCTGCTGGTGGTTCTAATGTCCTCTCACTGACTACTGATGGATTTGGTGCGCGTCTGATTCGATTTGATCAGACTGTACAGATTTTCGATGCTGCCCTTGCAGTCAATAAGGGTAGTGCGAAAGTGACTGCATATGACGTAGAGAATAAGTCCATTAGTCTAACTCCTCAGATTGCTGGCGTAGGTGCTGGTGATAAGATTGTCACTAATGGAATCTCTGCACCTGCATCTCTCCCCGGACTCTATGGAGTTCCATACCATCATTCCAACGCATCCACTGGAACATGGCTTGGCTTCTCACGTACTAACACTCCTGAAATTCGTGCTAATCGAGTGAATGCAGGTGGTCAGGCAATGACACTTCCATTGCCACGACTTGCGATGAACAAGATTGGTAACAGATTGGGAATGGACAATAAGTTCAATCCTACTGCATGGCTACATCCCGCTCAGATGGCAGCCTATGAAGAGATTGGACAGTTGGTTTCCACGATACAGAAGACGACCAAGGAAGAAGGTCTGAATATGTATTTTGGAAGTAATATGCAGCTCGCAGGTGCGAGTGTTAAGCCACATTTCTCGTGGGATAAGACTCGTATTGACTTCATTGTGGATGAAGTGTGGGGACGCGCAGAAATTCTCCCCATCGGATTCTACACAACTGATGGTCGTAAGATCTTTGAGATCCGTGGACCGAGTGGTGGTGTGGCTACTGCGGAAATCTTCTACATGGTTGTGGGAATGCAGACTTTCGTGAGCAATCCTGCTGCATGTAGCTACATCGATAACCTTGCGGTTCCAATTGGATACTAGGAGAATATAATGCCTATTGTTGCATCCGATTGGGCACAGTTGAATCCGACTAACTTCTCAGCACCTGGAACTCTGGTTAGTGCAGCTACAATTGCACCAGTTAGTTTTCTCACGGTGCTTACTGGTAACACTGGTGTAGCTACAATTACACCTCCTGTTACGCACGCGCATATGCTCGCACTTCAGTTCGCTGGAACTGCGGGTGTACTCGCTACTGGTAACATTCTGACAGCTACTGCAAGCGTAGTCGGTCAGGTGATGTTGCTGGTCTATAATCCGAATATCGCTAAATACGTCCCAGTAGGTTAGTTTCGGAGTGCTGGTAGGTGGGACTTTGTATTCCGCCCTATACATTGCTACCAGCACTCAACATTCTCATGGTGGATGGAGGAGAGAATGATTCCAGGTTCAATTAGTAAGATGACAGAATCTACTGTAGCATCAGCAGCTACAGTCTATGCAAAAACTGATATTATGCACGTTACTGGATCAACACAGATCAATACCATCATTCCCGGTCTTGGTACGGCCCAAGGACAATTTCTTGTGTTGAATCCTGTGAGTGGTGCATTGACTCTTGGAACTAGCGGTAACATCGCAGTAGGTGTTGCTCTAGTTCAGAATCGTCCTGCGATTCTTGTTTACAGTAAAACAGCCCAGAAATGGCTGATTGAATCGGGCGTGTAAGGGAGATGAGTGGGAGTTAGGCTGGGGGGCTTATTCCCACTCAACTTAAAATTATGGAAACTATCACAGTATTAAACGAACGATTGAAAGATTATTTTGGAATCGATACTGCAAGCGATCGTGCCTTATTTAGGATTGTTTGGGCTGACGATCAGTTGGAACGCCGTTACGTGGATACTCTTGATTCTGGTGTTATATTATTGTTTCCAGAAGTTAGAGAAGTTAAGAAATATGGTTATCTTCAAGGTGTACACGTACTTGAGAGACTGGTTAATGTCCCAGAATTCCAACAGAAGGAATTAGGCGTAAAGCAATCATACGAACCAATTTGGACCTACATGGACGATAAACGAAATCCATTACCTCCTATTTGGAATGCTACGAAATTCATCATTGATTCACTATATGCAGCATTGGGTAAGCAGAGTATGGCAAAATATGTGGAAAAAACTGGCCCTGAAGAAGATGAAAAGAGAATTAAGGAAATACAACAAGAATTATTTGGAAATGAGACGGAAGTAAGTGATGCGTTGAGATACAAAGAAGGAATCGTAGTTCCTGGTAACTATCAGAAGGATAATTAAAATGACACAGGTAGGTGAATTTCCGGGGCTACAGAGTCCTGTCAATCGTAGAACTGTACGCGCACCTCAGAATCCATTAGACAAGAGTACAGTAGTCAGTATTCTTCCTAAATTCATTCATGAACGGAAGATTACACTACAACCCGGAGTCTTTGATATTAATCCTGGAACATTCGATTCTCCTAGTTTGCTAGTAGTTGGAACTAGTAGTTGGTGGCGTGAAGTAGA